CTAGATGGGCCGTCTTTCATCTTCTGGATGGAATAGAGGTTCCAGTAATGATCTGTAGTCCTTTATTAGTGATTCTAAAGTTGTGCAATCAGAGTGTTCCAGATTATCGCACTTAAAGTTATTAACTTTTGCTTGTTGACACATCATGTCTTCCATCTTACGAATTATATTTCGATAGATGTATTTTTCTGATGAACTAGGATCTACTTCTTCTCCACATTTCCAACAGTTAACTCTAGCCCAGCAAGGCATACCCTCCTGAATTGCTTGAATTGCTATAATAGCCTCTTCATTAGCAGTATTTACAAACTTAGTACCATCATCGGTAGCGAGCCATGATTCATCGTTGTGAGTTTCGGGAAATCGTAATTTAAGTAGTTCTAGCGCTACATGATTATGTAATGTCATAATTATTTTACCCTTCTGATCTAATGCCCTGGTATAAGTTTTTATGGGCAATGGTCACTATTCTAGTATACCAAGGAAGCGATGTATCACTTGTAAAAAATTTTTATGACTTTATTTTCATCGGCTAGCGGTACTTACGCTTGAGTGCTGGCTTAATACCCGCCTTAACACAGGCTGCGTAAGCCTGACCATACTTCTTTTCCGCTCCCTCGCCAGACTTTCCTGCGATATTCTTCTTAACATCCTGACTTGCAATATTAAGATCTCTGAGCAGGGCATCCTTCTCATCGTTAGTCATCTGATTGCTCCTCTGCCAACTCGTTGAAATATTTAATAAATCTATTAATAATAAATGCTGTATCATCAATGCAAGTGTGTACGGTATTAGGGTTCTCTGCAGCAGAGAATCCTGGATTCTTATACTGGAAATACTCTAAAGATACTCTACTTACAATATCTTCTAGGTCATTTACGCTCATAATTTTTCCTTATAGTGTTTTATTAACTCTGATATAACTCTACAATCTTCATGCCGCCAATCAAGGAAGCATGAGTCGTCTTTTGCCTGACTGCATAGCATTCCGCGTAACTCGCTGATAACATTCTTGTAGATTTGATTCTCTACTGAAAGTGTATCAATTTGCTCTGAGCATTGCCAGCATTTAACGTACATCTTAATTCTTTTCTAAATTCAATATGGCAGGATTTTTTTCATCACCTTCAATAAATGAAGTTATCATGTATCTTGTGCCACTTGTTACTTCTTTTATTCCATGTCTTAGTCCACCTAGATGTATTACTAATGAACCTGGGCGTGGAGCATAAGAAATTCCAAGACCCCAATAGTCTAACTCACCACCAGAAAAATCATTATTTAAATATAAAACTATTCCATAAACTATATTTTCTGTTCTTTCATTAGATGAACCATTGTCACTATGATACGGAAGATCCTGTCCTTCACGAACACGATGTATGCTGTGAAGAGGGTGGATCTTTGAATAAGAACAAAATAGTCCCGAAACTCTTTCATCTACTTCTTTAAAGATATCCATTATTGGCGTTGGCATAAGAATATTTCCATACCAAGTGCTTCCCTCGCCCCAAACAGACCAATCTTCTTCATTACTAGTCTTACATATAGAAATAAATTCATTTACCTCATCCTGAGAGATAAAATTCTTTATTTCAAATATTCCTGGACTAAGTACTCTTGTTTCCATATTATTTATTTTCATGTTATTTAAGATCATCTCCATTCATTTCCTGCCATTTTAAATGGGCTTCTATGGCTATTGTAGCATCTAGGATGGCTATCTCCTGCCAGTTTTGACCATCATCACTATTAAGCCATTCTTTATCTGAGTGACGCTTGGGGAACCATGACTCTAAAAGAGCATTTGCTACATACTGCACTTCTGTCATGACTCTTTAATTCCCCTCAACGGCTTTCCGCTGCGAATTCGCGACATGTTAGACAGGGTATTTGTTAATGTCTCAAGAACTGTTGAAACATTGACGTACATATCCTCTGGATGCCATACACCAGTATCTTTGCCATAAGAATCTTCATACGCCACTCGCAAAATTTCAAAGAACTCATCTGATGTGACGTAAAAAGGTAGCCATGGTTTATCTACTGGCTCTGTAAACTTTGTGAAATTAAGATTATTGGTGTTCACGCGCTCTGAGCCTTCAACGACTCTGACGTTATTAAACAATTCCGATCCTCCTTGGGGTGGGTAGGCCAGTAGTAATTGCACCTATCACAGCAAACATACTGGCGGTAAATAGTAGACTCATATTGATACTGTGGATACAGTTCTGGCGCTTTCTCATATAGTCTACCACGATGTGTAATAATAAGTCTAAGGTTATCTGGATGCCCTGGCTTCAAATAGTCCGGCAGTTCGATGGCTGCCCCATGCTTGGGCTTAAAGTATTTGGTCCATGTATCAGTAATGGTGTCCCAGTTATTTTCCCACTTATACCCACGCTGCTCCATTTCGATCTTGATTTGCAATAGGTAGGATACAAGTTCCCCCTCGTATCCATTAAACATACGAGTGGCGGGGTGGTTTACCCAACCCCTAGTTTGACCAGCAAGGGCTGCAAGAATCTGCCTGCCCTCAAGCAATTGCTTGACCAGACGCTTTTGGTCTAATGCCTGGGCACAATCTCGATAGGTATGTTCTGGTAGAAAAACTTGCATGTTATGAATTACTTTCTCTAGTTGCGGCTGCGAGGGCTAGTGTAGCAAACACCTGGGCGGCTGTATACATGCCAATGTCGGCAAAATGCAGAGCCTTTCTTTCATATTCAGTACTGAGAATCATTACACTCATCCTTACTTATAAGATATGTTTATTACTATTCTATCGTCACTTTGTTTAGGAACTCCAGCAGAATGATAAGTATCTCCATTAAAAGATATTGCTCTTCCCATTTTAGGAGATACTCTTTTAGAAATTTTAAGTTCTAAGTTTGTAGCCGTACCTTGATTATCAAACAACAGGGTGTCTCCATCTGAATCATTTATATAATATAAAAATATTTTATGATCAGATCCGTAAAAGTCTTTGTGAGGCGGGGAGATAGTTTGATTTACATTTTGAAAAAATATATTAGATCTTACTATCAGAGTGTCTTCATAATCTAAGTTATTTGTATGCAAAAATTTTTCTAATAGATTTTTACAAACTTCGTAGTACTCTTCATGATCAACCTCATGAAACCTTTTGATGAAAGTTGTCATGTAGGGCGCAGTCTGCACCTTTTCTAAATCAGGTACATTATCAATGTAGTTAAATTTCAAATATTTAATTTCATCTATCTGGGATCTACTATATGTCCACGGAAAGTCTGAAGAAGTGAAAGTATCTTTTATCTTCTTCATTTCGCTTTCTGATATAAAATCATCAGAGATATAAAAATCTTTCATCAGATATCTTTAAATCTCATCTCAAAGTAGTCATCAATACCGTCCATAATCACTCCCATCCTGGAACTTCTGTAGTTGGTATATTATTTTCTTTCCATAGTTTGATAATACTTGGATTATCGTCCCATGCATGAATTATATCGTATGCCTTACGGAGCGTGTCAAGCATATCTTTCTTGACTTCATAGTCTTTACGATTGTCTTCATCCCCGCGCATCATTAGCATATCGCTAGGAACATCATGCATGGCTAGCCACCATGCCGTATGGTTTCTCCACATATGCTTTCTTGCAGTAACAACTAGCACCGCATGTCCTAGCATGTGTCCAATCTGAGCAGCATTTACTACATGACTATGCGGAGGAACATTAACTGATTCAGCATGGAAATTATCAAAATGTTTTATGACTCTACGTTTACCCTCATCATATTTAGTCAGATGATGACGAATAGACGACACATCTGCAAGTGTGCCGTCCATGTCGAATATGACTGCTGTTTTCACAACATCTCCTCATAGTCTGGATGATCTAGTGGGGTGGGTACAGTAAGAAGTGTACCACACATGGCACACTCTCCTTCAAGCAAATACGAGCATATGTTATATTCTTCATCAAAATTAAGGGTTACTTTAAGCAACCAACTACCACAACTAGGACACTCTGGGGTCGGAAGACCTCTGGCATCTAGCATTACAACTCCAATATAGTGAATGGACCTCTTACAGATGGAGAAAATCTCTCCGCAGATTCAAGCGCCATTTGTATTCTAGCAGTCGGAGACTTGATTCGTCTAGTAGAATATAAAGATCCTAATGCAAACTTTGTTCCTGATCCAATAGCATTAAAATTATTAGTATCCTCGCCAAAGTGCCAGTCATTGCAAAATTCAAACACCCTGCCTGCCACTCCTACAAGCATTTCTGATGAGTCTTCTTCTGATCCAGGGTCTACTTTATTTAACTCACAGCACTCTCTTAGAGCGTTTACAAATGTAGTATTTAAGAACTTATCTATATCATCATCAGAAAGTTTTGGAGGACTAAATATGTGCTGAAGAACTTTTCCAAATCTGAAACTTCCAGCGTATCCTAGCAAATATCCATTCTTTATGAATACTTTTGGTTCTTTTCTAGAAGATACTAAAGAAGAATCTTCATCTACTGAAGCAGAATCTCCACCCATACAAACTTTACCGTTGTATGATAGTGCAGAAATACATGTCATATTAGTTCCAGGTATGTAGATTAGTCGTTGTTGTTTTTGTGCTATTACTAGTATATCTTATCAAAATGTCCTTGGCAAACATTTGTACTAGTTGTACTAGGTATCCTAAAATAACTAATTGGCTAAGGAGTAGTAATGGAATAATAAAATCCCCCTCCATCACACCTAGACCTCTTAACAAAGAAACTGTTAGACATGCTAGTAATACTAATAAACCAACAATTCTAGTTACCATTTAATTTTCCCCTAAGTTCAATAAGGTGTTCAAGTATCTCATAATATCTACCCTTCCACTCATCTAATTCATTCTCAAGTATTCTAATTTCTTCTTTTCTTTTCTCTAACTCATGTTTTAGAATATTTAAATCTTCTACATTCTCAGACCGTATTTGGACACGTTCATCAAAATCGTGTCTTATTCTATTTAATCTGTAGTCAAAGTATTTTACTATAGCCCCAGTAAATATAGTTCCTACAAGACCTATGACGGCTATTATCACAGCATCAGATAAAATGAGTACCCACCCCAATAAATGTTATATCTATATTTTATCATTCATAGAGAGATGGCCATATTTTTTACATGTATAACGAGACATTTCTATTGTTTCTTTAGCAACCCATGCATCAAAGGAGTCTATGTCTGTAAAAGTTTTTAGTACATTCTGCAATACATCTGTAAGTTTTTCACAAATTTGTAAATCTTTTACACTAGCAGTACCGGATTTTATTTTTTTTACTAAATTATTTATCTCAGATACTATATCTTCGCATTTTATGCTAGGAGATGAGTTCACTCGCTGATATTTCTTTTCCGACATATCTATGTTTAACTACATAATCCCTTACTGAATCTGAACCAAACTTTCTGCCAGCCAAAATTATGATCCAGCGAGGCTCGTATTTCAATTCTATACATTTTTTACAAAGAAGCAAATTAAGTCCAAGTAGCGCTGACTTCTTAGGATTTAATTCATTTTTCGGCTGATCGCACGAATAACATCTCATTAAATATCTTCTTCCTCTATACCAATAGAAAATTCATCTACAAATAACAGGTCTTCATTTAACATTAAAACGTCATAATGTATTCCATCTTTTTCATATTTTACACGGCTAGCATGTGCCCCAAGGCTGGACACAGTACCGTGGACCCGCTCATCTATAACATAAACATAAAAATGTTTTATAGATTTATTTGTCATACTTTATGCCTTCTATTTCACATCTGACCCCGAATGATTGAATCATGGATCTTACTTTCAATAAATATTCCATGATATTCATCCTTTGCTCCTGACCAAACTCCATGATGTTGTTCTCATGAATGACAAGCGCTATATAGTTGGGCCTTTTCATAATGTCTAGCCTAACATTTTTATAGGGAGCCTTGATTTCTCTGACAGCCTTAGCCATCTCTTTTGTGTAGAATACCTGACCCATGATTATTCTTTAACCTGTCCCAAACTTCTTTAGTTTTATGTAAGTTATTTTCTCTGTCTACTCTTCCAAGGTCCAGGTAGATACCTCCCCAGACTCCCTTTTCTTTATTACTTATACCTTCATTATAGCATTGTGATATAACTGGACAATGTAGACACATCTCATCTACCTGTGTTGCTAAGAATTTATCTGTCTCATAGTCATCATAAAACATATTAATATCAGCACCAGAACAGGCTGCTAATTGATACCACTTTACATTATCTGGATCTAGTCCTAGTTTTTTAATTATATTTGACATTTGCTGGGACCTTTACCTTCCATGTCCCATCACTTGATACTGGGTATCTATAAGACATTCCCCATCTTCCATTTTTAAATTGGCCCTCCCTTGAGGAGTACCCTAGTGGATTTGGAACCCATCTCACAATATCCCAGCCCTCCCAGAAATATCCACGGTGAGAACTTGATGAAACAAAATCGTGTGCGCTGTTATAATCTAAAACAAGTGTGTTCATCGGAGTCCCATCCTCTGAGGCTTATTAGAATTCATTTGATTCTCCCACTTTTGCATAACCAGATCTTGTTTAGCAGCCATAGCCTCTTCATGATCCTGGCGTTTTTGCATTATAATTCTAATCTGACTTAATTCATCTTTAATTCCATCTAGAATTGCTTGTAGATCATTCATGTATAAACAACCTTTCTGATTCCTGCACTTTTAATTGCCTGGTGGCATCTATCGCATGGCCTGGACAATCTATCCTGACCTTTTCTATTAACTCTTGCCACATAAATTGTGGCACCCTTGGGATTTCTTACCTTACGCAATGCATCAATTTCTGCATGTATAGAACAATGCGTCTTAATATGTTCCGATGAAACCACGGTTGGGTGGTTGCGATTCTTATTAATACCAATACTAATAACTCTTCCACCTTTAACAATAACTGCACCGTGCTTCATTCTACAATCCGATGATTGCGCGGCATTCAACGCTAGATCAAGGTAGTTCTGATCACGGCGCGACAGACGAGAAAAGATCTCCTTTTGGCATCATCATCACCCTTTCACAATATCCGTAGGAATACCCATTGCAATACTAATATTAGCAATATTCTCTGTTTTTTTGCAAGAGTCTCTGATGAACATTATTGATTTATCAACATTAAGTTTAGATATCTCATCTACTGATATCCTTCCTTGCCATTGCTCCCCGCGCTTTGGCCTAACCAGATGCTCATCGATATCGTAACCCTTTTGTCTAACTAATTTTTCTACTTTACCGATATATTCGGTAATCATATTTTCGGCAGGAGATGATGCGGTATGGACAAAGGTTATCCTCCTGTTTTCTGGACCAGAGGCAACCCACTCATCCAGAGTTACAGTCATTTTACGCATTATCTCGTTGTAATCAACCCAATTACGGCTGCCAGCAATAAGAACTCTCATTGTGGCTCCTTAATTGTCTATTGTTCGTTTACTTCAGGTTGCTCAATTACTGGATCTGAATCAATTGCATCATCAGACAACTCAAGCGTATCTGATGTTCCAGTATCCACATTTTGAATCTGTGTGTTAGATTCATCATTAATGTTAGGTGTTTCTGTTACCTCGTTTGTAATAGAATCATTCTCTGTAATAGATTCGCGCTCTACCTGAAAATTAGTATCTACTACTTCTACATCTAATGGTGCGTCCTCTGGGTCCTCTGCAATTAAAGCCATCTCTTGTGGCTCATTTGTTGGAAAGAAAACACCAGACCAGATTGACTTATTCATTCTATCGTTCATTATTTGATCTCTTTTCTGTTTAGACCAGGATGCTCCTGAGTCACCGCCCCATAAATCCCAGGCAACTCTACCAGGGCTGGGAAAACCTTCTTCTCCTGAATTAAAGCCAGTAGCCTTCTTATCAACTTCATGTCTTGAAAAGAAACTATGCATTCTCAAAACGGTGCTTTGTGATAAGGACTCTTTCTTTACTAATTGATTTGCTCTGGCAAGTCCTACGGTTGTTCCACCGCGCTTGCCCTCTTCTTTCCACTTTAAGGCTCTGCGTGCTGCAGAGGCCATACCATCTGTTGGTGTGTATGTTTTTTCAGCCACAATTAATTATACCATGCCCAATTTTGTCACATAGTCATACATGACAATGCCGCTTGCAGTCCCAACATTTAGACTGCGAACACTTCCAAGTTGGGGGATATAGACAATATCGTCAGCCATACCTAATGCCATCGGGCTTAGGCCACGCTGCTCTTCTCCAAAGATCATAAACGTGTCGGCCTTCCATTCATATGAAGTGATTGGAATAGCACCTGGAACATTATCAATAGCCACCCATCTGGCACCACGAACTTGTGGTTCATGAAGATAGATATTATCTAGACTTGGCGAATACTTTAAATGATTATAGTGTTGAGTTCCTACAGCGCCACGCTTATCCCATTTCTTGGCTCCAATAATCCAACATTCTTTAGACATAAAAGCATTGGCATTACGAATACCAGTAGCCTTGTTAAAATCTCCAGAAAGATTTTCAAAACCCACAACGAAAGGAAGGCGACGGGTATCTAAATCAGCCTTAATCTGATCAGTTTCCCACTCTTTGTAGTAATCAATTACATTCTTATTCATTATCTACCCTTTTTATTTTTTCTAGGTCGTATTTGTTTTCTTTATGGTCTTCCCAAAAGTTTTTAATTCCAGTAAAACATGGGACAACATATCTAGTTGGGCCATCTAAAACTTCTCTCACGCCATGTCTCCATCCAGAACTTGTTGGAAAAATTAACAAAGAGCCTGGGTCGGGAATCATTTCGATGTTCTGATTAACAAAATATATCTGACCACCATTATAGTCATTATTTAAATAAAAAACAAGGGCATACTCTAATGAATTATCTGTATCATTATCTACATGATCAACCAATGGTGTTCCTGAGTACTGCCTTTGTATGGTAGAGAATCCTTTAAATTCTAAACTTTCATCGAATTCAAAAATTTTGCTAACTCTTTTTTCTATATTTGAATTAAATTCCCTGTTTTGTATTGGGAGTGATTTGTCTATCCAATTAGTGGTTATTTCAAATACCCCCTCTTTTACAAGGTTATCTATGTCTTCCCGTCCGAACTTTAACTTTGCTATTGCTTTAGCACCTTCTAAATAATAGCCTTCCCAATCAGACTGTGATGCAGACCTAGCAACTTCAAGGATATAATTTACCTCATCCTTAGACAAGAAATTTTTTATAAGAAATATTCTATTAGATACTTCTTCTGATTCATATCCTAGCCAGTCTAAGTATTCTTTGCTAAGATTTTTTTTCATGCTATTCCCAATCTTCTGGGATAGGAATGCCATTATCTATCAAGTATTGTTTGCCATCTTGAGTAATCTTAAATCCTGGGTTTAGATTTTCATCATACTCTACTTCTACAAATCCCAACTTATATAAAACTACCAACTCTTCGTTTAATTCTTGCATCATTGCATCGTACAACTCTGGAAAGGACTCTGCTAATTTGTCTATATTAAATACAAACGTTCTTTCTCCTGAGCCGTCCATTCCGACCCATTCGATAATACCGTCCTCTTCCATGAATTTAATAAATTCATCAATTTCATTATCTTCCATGAGCCTCAGATCGGATTCGAACCGATGACTTTCCGCTTACAAGGCGGATACTCTGGCCAACTGAGTTACTGAGGCTATCCTAGGCTGTTGCCGCAATTTTATTTGCGCCTAGAATATCATTCTAGCATTTAAATCTTTTCTGGGGTACATTTTTTGGGGAATAAAGACCACCCAGTATTGAATGGTGCAATCACCCAGGAATATGTTAGTCCAGATCCCCAGAGTGAATAATACATTCCTGCATCCTCGTACCATGAATCATTCTTAAATGAATATCCATAGCCCCAATTATGCATTCCATCATTAAGGAAGTGCTTCCTTACAATTTCTGATTGCTTTTCCTTATCTAACATGTTATCTCTGGACCACCAGGGTTTTCCTGACCAAGCACTTGTTTGAATTTGCCAAGTACCCAGAGCACCTGTGAACCATCTGCTAGATTCATCTAATGATTCATGCTTAGATTCGCGCCAGGTAATTGCCCAGGCTCCTCTTAACATTCCAGGTCTATTAAAACCTGACTTAAACAGCATCTTTGCTTGCTTATCATTACAATTAGATGGCAATGTCCAATTTCTATCTGTTATTGCCCTTCTTTCTAATGTATCAGCGGTGGCAAAGTTACCTGTACCTTCCGCCAAAGGCGTAGACTTAGCATACGCCAGGTTTGGAGAGATTAGTACCATTGATAATACTACTGTCGTTGATACTAATGCAGCACCAAATCGGTTTATTGTCGTCATATTGACCTCCTTGTGGCGGCAACATGAATTCTATTATACGGGAATATTACGATATGGTCAACGATTTTGGATAATTTACTATTTCAATCATATTATTATACAAAGTAACGTAAGGTCTGAGGTAGTAGTTACCATTGTGCTTAACGAGACAATAAAATGTAAACATTACTTCTTGCCACGACGGACTTTAAGTGGAGACTTACCAATATTTATTTTGCCATCTTTATGTTCTGGATTAGTAATTCCTCCGCCACCTTGTTTAATAGTTTCGGTAGTTATTACATTATTCATTTAAGAAATGATCCTCCCCAGAACTTACCCATCATATCATCATCTTCATCATACATAGATGCGTTTACATAACCGTCTGGGATGGCTGCAAGTCGGCACTTTCCTTCTGGATGAACTAGATAAGAAAGAATAGCACAACCTAATTGCCCATCTTCTCTCTCAATGTGTAGAGAACAATTAGAGCATTTAACTCCAATTTGTGCATCTTCGTTTTCTCCTGGGCCTTCGTATCCTACCCAGATACTTGATGTTCCTTGATCAAATGGGCCAAATCTCTCAGCAATTGAAACCATTGCATCGTGATAGGCTTTTTCTTCTTCTGTTAATTCATCGTATAGTTCCATATTATTATTATATCACCGTGCGGTTGTGTTACCTGGAATATCCTGGGTGAAAAGATCCTATAGAATATAGACACCAGTAATTTTCCTGAGGGACGTTTCTTTTATCCACCCAAAAATCTTCTGAGTCTCCATTTATTACTAGTTCGTAATCTAAAGAACTTAGTATAAATCTCTGAACATCTCTCATTTTTTCTAATGTATAATCTCTAACAAAGTCATGCTCAATAGTTATTACACTAAACCTATAATCCTGCAATGGTAATTGTATTAGTGCAAGTAGGTTGGCGTTTCTTGGAGTATCATCAACATCTATTTGTAGATAATCAATCTGCTTAGGGAAATCATTATTAACAAAATAGTCTGTGTAATTAAAATTTAATGCGTTCTGTTTTAAACAGGTTGACTTCCTTTTTTGGTTATATAAATTTACTAAATTCTCATCAGTATCTAGCGCTAGTCCCCGCCAATTAAATTTATTTTCTAAAAGATTAGTATTGTTAGATATTTCTGGGTGACCAGATCCTATTTCTAAAAAGAATCCATTAGTTTTTTCTTTCAATACATTTAAAACAAAACTCTCCTGATTGCATGAAGAACTTGAATCGGGATAATTCTTAATATTTAAATCTGGATATGAAATATGCATATTCATTTATACTGACTCCTAATGTATTATTTTGGCTGGCGTGGAAGGATTCGAACCTTCAACCGATCGGTTAACAGCCGATTGCGCTGCCATTGCGCCACACGCCATAAGTGCCAGATGTTGGAATCGAACCAACCATGCCTGAGGCGACGGTTTTACAGACCGCTTCCCCACCTTGGGGACTATCTGGCTCTAAGGCAATCAGAGCATACTCCTCTAGTCCCCACCCTTTGACCAGGAACTAGTAAAAACTGCTCTAAATCTTTTTCAGTTTTACAATTGTGACATATCTTTTTCATTGTGTGCCTGGAGGGATTCGAACCCCCAACCTAATGGGTAGAAACCATTTGCGCTGTCCGTTGCGCCACAGGCACCTGTCATTTAAAACAATGATAATTGATTATTACATATAATATCTAATAGGTCAAGTGGTCTTCTATCTGACTGACGCCACCATCTAGGAGATTCTAAATCTACTGAATCTTTATTCAGCCTAGAAATTTCATACTTAACACCATTATGACCAAAGTGTAGGAAATTATCTGGTATCTGTACAGCAATTTTTGGATCTACTTTAACTAAATATTTACTATAATCAAATTCTTTATCTCTGGTGTTTTGTTTTATTCTTTCTGGCGCGGGACCTAGACCAGTTTTATGAAATCTATTTATAAGTGGCATTACTGCACTAGATAAAGACGAGTCTACAACAGTTTTAGAACCAAATCTATATATCATGTCTAGGTATGTAATTCCAATCATACACGCTACATACCTTCGATAATCATTTTGTGTATGTACATTTCTCCATACAGAATAATTCTGGAATAGATTAAATAATATTAATTGATTGTTTTCTACCCCAACACCATTGCACTTGCCGTATCCATTATTAAATTGTGCGGAATTAAATAATTTATCCCACCCATAATCCCCGACTTTATAATCATTTGCATAAATATATGATGAAGTTGGGTGATTTATTGTTACTTCTATTCCTGGGCCATATAAAAAATCTTCGTCATTATTTTCTGGCTTAAATATTACATACTGTGTATAAGTCTCATATATAGATTTATATGCCACTTCTCCATCAAATAAAAATTTCATAGGAGCGAGTGACCAGAATCGAACTGGCGATAACTGCTTGGAAGGCAGATGTGTTACCTCTACACCACACTCGCGGGAGATTAATCTTTTTCTAAAAGATCAATCGCCTCTTTAATTGCCTGATTCCATCCTGCAATAAAAGAACTAATCTCAGTAGAAGATGCTGAGTTTTTCATCTTCTTTGCCTTAAGTTTTTCAATTACCTTATCGCGTGTCAATTGTATCCCTTTTCAATAAATGTCCCGTCCCAAATTGAAGCGGGATTCTCTGATACATTTTTCTTAGATTCAGATGCATATAGCGCACGTTGCTGTGCTACTGCTTCTGCGCGAGTTGCATGGCAACCCTCAATTTCATTTGTTCCTTCTTTGACTACTGCATATCCATTGCAATCGCCAAAGTTTCTTTGTACTTTCCAAGGCATTTTAACCTCCCGCTCCCCGATCTAGATTCGAACTAAAACTAAATGATCCAAAGTCATTTGTGCTACCATTACACCATCAGGGAATATCTACTTACCTTCTAATAGTACCAGAAATACTGGTTTTCGGTCAACTATTCCTATAGAACACGCCCAACACCATTCTGGCGGGGTATGATCACACTTATTTGCTGGCTTCTTTGCCCAATGGGGCCAATCTTCTGGACCCGCTAAAGATCCACAGTACGGACATGTTTCTTCCTGTAATAAAAGTCTACCGTCATAGCAATCCGTACAAAAACTTTCTAATATCTCCTGCTTTCTCCGCCTTCGATCTTGATAATTAGCCCTTGGAGGGCGCGGAGGAATCGATCCATCTTCATTAGGTATCCTATCACTTTTCCATGCGTTACATTTTTTATGAGCAAGTCTTAAATTAGATACATCTTCTGATCCTCCCGCTGAACGGGGAATCCAATGATCTAATGTTACGTCAGAATTTGCCTTAAAATCTTTTAGGCAGATGGCGCATGTAAATCCATCACGCTCTCTAACAAGTTTTATTTTATCCCTTTTACTAAGCAGAAGATTCTGATTTAGCATTGATAAATTCTCTTTCATCTACAATATCGTATGCATCACGAATGATGCTAACCTCGTACTTGTCAAAGTGGTGGCCACAGAAATACAACTCGCCAGTTACAAACTTAGCGATAACCCACGCCTGCGCGGGACATTTAGGTGCATCACACCTATCGCTTCTGGTAAGAACTCTTACTTCTTCCTGAACTTCAGTTTCCATGGAGTCCTCCATATATTAATTATATCAGTTTGGTTTAAAATGATCGCTAATTTGTTTCATTTGTTTATTTATTTTACTTATCTTTTCCTGAAGTAGTTTATTCTCTAACTCTAATTTTTTATTTATATCTTCTAATTCAATTACTTTTTCTTGGTAAATAGTTATTCTATCTTCTACTTCAGATTGCTTTATATTAGAATCATTATGTTCCGAAAGAACTGTTGTTATTCTTTTTACATAAAGCATTAAAATAACGAACATGACTACTTCTATCGCTAGAAGTATTGATCCTACTACAATTAATGTTTCCATGTCGGGATGAAAGGATTTGAACCTTCGGCCCCCTGTTCCCAAAACAGGTGCGCTACCAAACTGCGCCACATCCCGCAAGTTGCAGACGGCTAGGAACCCTCTTACGCACGAAAGACGCTAGAAACGAATTCAACGCTTTCAACTCGCACAGACTCGCTATAACGGGATATTTGTATGTAACTACACCATCCTAAGATATTGCCATCTGCAACCGTAGGGCGGGTGAGACTTGAACTCACGATCTTCACCTTATAAGAGTGACGCCTTCACCAACTTGGCCACCGCCCCGTAACAACTACTATATTAAATTATTTCCATGCTGTCAATAGCATTTTGTAGAGCGGGTGGGATGATAAGTTCGCTATTTTGTTTCCTACCCATCCTTAATTTTAACTCTTCTTCGCTATCTTGTTCAAGCATATCGTACGAATAGATTTCGATTTCTTGTAGCGAATCTCTTCTAGAGCGAGCAATCGCATTATAAACCGCGCCACATACGGCATCAGCCAAGTCCTTGCTTCCCTTTCTAGGGTGGTCAACTTTATCACCGCGTATCCTTAATTGCAATAATTCATCTATCAATAATTTAAGTTCTGGCCCATAAACTCTTTCTTCTGTAATAAGTAGGGCCATATCTTCATAATGCTTCTTTGCGACAGATAATAATTCAGTATTAATACCATAATGTTTTAACTGCTGCATCATGTCATGAGAATTCCATCTGTCGAACGTGACTACTCCTAGACTAAATCCGCGCTCGCGCAATTCAATAATGTAATCTTTTACTTCAGATAAATCTACGCTATTGGTAGATGTTGGTTGCCAATATCTTACGGCGTCTACGATTACCCTGGGGGCCGCTTCTGTCATTGTGCCAGCAATCTTCATCTGCACCCAGCCTTCAATATGAGCCATAGCCACAGCACAATTATCATGCTTTTGGGCTAAGTCAACATGAACAAAATACTGGCGTCCTTCCTCTGGTTTAAACCATTCTGAGAATCTTCCACCATTATCTACTGCAAACTTAGGATTACTAAAAGCCCTTTCGATCTTCTCGCGTGACTTAAAGAATGCATCTGTTGCTTCTGGTGGCATACATGCAAAACGCATAAGAGAATCTAATGGGTCATCATAGAAAGCAATGGTAAAGTCTTGAATCTTTCTAGTTGGATTAAATTCCCAGGTGGGTCTTTTCAAGGCAAATATGTGTGGAAGGGAATAGGAAATAATATGATCCTCTTCCCACTCAATAGTAAATTCATTACCGTCGTGTCCATCTGGTAGATCTGGATCAATTTTAAAACTATGAGACTTAACTATAGTTTCTTTCTCTGCTACTGCGTCATTGTATTTTTGTTGAATAAAGTCATTCTTAAATCTTGGGAAGGAAAGCATGATAACTTTCCCAAAGTCTGGAAAGCGAGAGTTGACAGATGCTCTATACATCTTATAGATAGCCGCAGAGGTTTTTGGGCTCTGCCTTCCTGTGGTATTCTCTAGTTCAAAGCCTGATATTTCGTCAAGGATGGCAAGCAGGACATTGTAGCCCTCCCACGACTCTGCTTCTGAATGTCCTGAGTGAACAGTTATTTCTTTGTCAAATTCAATACTGTTAGCCTTGGGTATATATCTTCCCTGGAACCAGGCTGACTTTTCAATAATGCGCTTGAATCCTTTAAAGAACACTCTGTTTGCCTGGACAGCATTGATAGCAATGTTAATAATGTCAATTGAATCTCCTGGCGGTTTGCCATAATACTTTGCTGGATCATTAAGGCACAATAAGAGGTGGACAACATAGGCACACCCGATAGTAGAGATAAAGTCCTTCCCCCCGCCCTTCCCTATCTGAAGAATCACTTCCTTACATGTCTGGTTCCATCTTTTTATTCCTTCTTCTTCTCCAAGCCATTTATTTAGGGTGTCTTTATCATAAATTTGCGTCATAGACTTAATGGCTTTGTATTGATATTCTGAAAGAGGAGGTAAGTCTAGGTACTTCTTGTCAGTAACAAACTCCTCTATCGTGGCTGGAGTTTCCTCAAACTTGTCATCGTCAAGTGCTTCTATAAAGTCACTAAAATCAATCAATTGGTTCTACCTTACCCGTGACCTCTGATAATCTTTTAGCGACCTCCATCTTGCAATGATTACATTCGGAAGTTACTTCCTTTAGAATACTCATGAGGATTTCTTGCTTACGCTCTGTCTCTAGAAGTTGGGCAGACATTTCATTATTCTCTAGAAGACCCGCCTTCTGGAGCATGTCAATTCTTTTTTGCTCAACATCAGCGATCATTTTTAGAGCGCTGGCCTTTGTGTTGTACTGTTGATTTGCATCTGCCTGGTCTACAGTCTCCCATGCACGCTGAATTATCATAGAGTAATGCTGATCAGCACCAGCCAAGGCTTCCTTGGCTCGCTCTCTAATTCTACTATCTCCAGATACTAGTTCACGCCAGGTATCGATATGCTCTAAAACTTGTGATCTTTTAATTCCAAGAAACTTAGATATGTCCGTTGGGTTCTTACCCTTGAGTAATTCTTCTACTACTAGATTCATTTGATCAAATGAACTAGTTAGTTCAATCTCTGACAAGTTGCTTCTTCCTTCTGCTCTTCTTAGCCCTAACTACAGTTTTTAGACGGTCTACATAAAATGATCTATACTCTCCAGTAGCGCTATCCCGACAATCAATCCAAGTAACATCTAACTTTTCATTGTGTGCCATATGTATAAAGGTATATATCGACTTAATATTTTTAAACTTAATCTGGTCACCTGGCTTAATTACATCTTTCATGAAAGGCAGTTCATAATATACTGTGATATCTGGATTCATGCTGTAAGGAATGTATTCATAAACTTTTTTCTGACGAGGCATTATATCTCCTTAGAGTGAATATCCACCGTTGCGGGTAGGGCTCCATACCATACCTGGACGGTCAATAGATCTAATTAAACTATAGCCACATCCCGCACACTTTTGCTCGTCCCGCGCTGAGATGCTTGCTAGTCTTTCTTCGTCACTATCACAGTTAATACATGAATAGGTGTAAAGAGGCATTCTATCTCCAGTTATTCCTTAGTGCTACCTTTAATAATACCAGATAACCTATTAAGTCGTCAATGTCATTATCTCCAGGAAACTCCCCACCATTGGCAAATCTGCTAAGTTTATCATCTATACGAACTTTAATTTGCTCTGTGGCATCTGCTTGAGAAAATATTCTTACTGGGTCAAGCGCGGAGTTTCCATAGGCGCGATTCTTTTTAATAAGTAATTCTTCTATTTCTTTGCAAACTATAGATATTTCTTTTTCAGTATTAATGTTTGGCATGTGTCCTACTTTCTCTGAGACTTGAATTAATCCTTACATTAATATTTAATTTATTAAATAAAATCTTCATGAACATACCAGTCTTCCCACGCTGATATCTCTGGATATATTCTTTTATATCCATGTGAAGTTAATAATTTATATATTGGTTCTTGCATACTTGAATTATTATGCTCACATGTTATTATGTTAAATCTTGTAGAAAAGTCAAAGGCCGATAGAATATCAAATTCCGAACCCTCAGTATCTATTGATAAATAGTCAACAATACTTGGTGCGTTGTGCTTACTAAGCATGTCTTTCAAAGATATAGTTTCAATTTTATGAACTATATGATCTTCTCTAGTTTTTCCCCAATGATCACTATATGCATAATCTGAAATTGTTGAAAGTGCTGGAAATGATGTTTCATAAAATTCTACAACGTCCCCGCTTTTATTTGATACACACTTATACTCAATACTACAAGACCTGTTTTTAGATATTTCATCAGAGAATATTGGTAATGGCTCTGCTACTATACCAGTCCATCCATAATATTTTTCTAAAAGTAAAGTATTGCTTAATTCTATACCATCCATAGCACCAAACTCTACAAAAAATCCTGGACGATCACCATAATAGTAAGTTACTAATAAATCTTGGTTATTTTGTGAGTAAGATAATCTTCCAGATTGCAGATATTCTTTTAACGATTTCATAATTCAGAGTACATCCTTTTCAGTCCACTAAAAGTACCAGCATCAATATAACTACCAGAACATGGAGCATGGGTAGTTACTACCCCATCTTTTATCCAAGAATTGAACTGATCACCTATAACATCTTCCTTAGGGTCTAGCAATTCTACAGTTTCATTTAAGTATATCGCTCCCCACATTCTTTCAAACGGGCAACTTGAATCCTTATCGATAATGCTTAATACTTTATCTCCCAATGATTCTATTTGTCCTACTTTACCCTTTAAAAATTCATCACATTCCCATGATGCCAGAACTACTTGAGAATCATTTTCTATCATTCTTCCGTAAAAATTATCCTTACTTCCTGATATAAAGGTATCTGGCATCCCAATTACAACCTTATCCGATTTATTATCACAAGTTTTCAATATGGCATCAGCCATACTTGATGGCTCAACAATGAATATTTCTACATCAAGGTCGAACCTCTCAACTATTGGTAGCCACATTTCTCTAGTAGAAATTCTAATATCATCGCATACTTCTTTCATTCTATCTACATGCCACTCAAGAAGTGTTTGATTGTCATTTATGGGCAGACAAAATTTTGGTATTCCTCCTAGTCTTGATGCCTTTCCAGAAGCGGGAAGTACTCCTAGTATCATATTTTCTCTGTATTCTGAACTAAGGATGGCTGACTTTCATCAATACATACTGGCAAATTACATTCTGGATGTAATGTAAATACATTAAAATTATGTTCATCTGCATGACGGAATATAAACCAATCTGTTGGATAGTCCATTCCATTTTTACAAACGTAGTCATATAATTTTCTAGCCCCAGACTTTGATACAACATAACATAGTGTTGACCAGTCCTGATAAGCCTTAACAACATCTCCAGAATCATTACCATTATACCTATCGTATTGATTAGGATGAACAAAAATACTAAAGATATCCCAATCTGAAGGAAGTTTTTCCATCATACTAGAAACTCTTTCAATAAAATCATCGCTAACTACCGCGTCGTCCTCAAAAACTAAAATTCTATTCATTGATGAATTGATAAGGTACTTCCATGCAATAAAATGACTAGCAAAATTACCAATCTCTCCTGCCTTAAATCCTTCCCAAGATATCTTAAAATCTGGGTTGTCTGCAAAAAACTTATCGCGTGATGATTTATCATTGCCATTTAAGCAGGCTAGGCCAAGGTAGTCTCCATTATGCATTATATTGTGAATATTTTGTTTATTTTTAATCCTATCATCATTAATACTAATTAAATGATAGGGCCAGTTGTGTGCGGGTACATATAGTTCATTAATGTCCACACTACCTCCGTCACGACGATGATTTATTAATTTGAATATTCTATCTACTTCTGGTTTAGAAATTCCATTATTTTCATAGAAGTCACTAAAGCATTTTAAAAATTTATTCATTTCTGAAGTGGCTTGTCCGTGATCATAACTACTTCCTACTGGATGCGTAATAACAAATCTCTTATCTCTACAAATATATAAACCCTTAGATATAGCCATTATGTTATACACATAGTCTACTCCCCAGCCAGACTTCATATCAGATAGTTCTACTTCTTTAGATAGATAATCAAAAAAATTAAGCATCTCCTTAGCCAATTCTTTATTAAGAATTGTGAATACTCCATCTGTTTGTGTTGATATAACTAGATTACCATCTAGTTCTTTTATAGAAGTGGAACCCTCTCCCCATGCCTCATGAGTAAAATATGGTGCATAGACCCCAATTTTTTCATTTTTTAATTCTTCCTGGGCAGTTTTTATTACCTCTGCAAAGTCTCCCACCAGATCTCCTGCGATAAAGCAGAATAATTCATCATCAGTATCTGAAAAATCTTTTAGGGCAGCGTAAAATTGACGATAGTACCAGACATTGCCTGTATCCATCCATTGATTATTTAACGATGAGTGACTTGAGGAGTTAATTATTTTATAATTTAAATTACTAGATTTTAAGTTATCCTCTATTTTAAGACAGTTATCATACACCGAATCCCAACAAACTACATAGGACATTGTATTCATTTAGTCCACCTTCTTTGATTCTTTATCAACCCATATTTTTCTAAGGCTCTTTGTATAGTCATGTGAGAACAACCCGCTTCTTTAGCCATTTGCTGAGTAGTCTTTTTTTCTATTACATATCTTTTTCTAAGCCAATTTATATCTTCATATAGTTTCATTATCTCACCATATTATTAGTAGCATACCATCCAATGCCGCAGGCATCTGCAACATTATCACTTTCAACTACGATTCCCAATTCTTTGCAGAAGTCTATAGTCTTTTGTTTTCTTATCTCTCTGACCTTGGCTTTATACCAATTTGCTGTTTTACCTGGATATTTTTTTTGTATCTCTAACTTTTCAGCCTTAGTAAAATTTTTGTTTCCTATAAAAGACTGCCACGTTATTGGATGAACCTCAACAACCTTTCTTCCATCATCGATCAATTCACCCATTATAGCACCAAAAATATACGCCATCTTTAATCCAGTATTAGCGCTTCTTACCATTACGGCTGCTTCAATGGCTACAAAGTCGGAGGGGAAAGTCTTAGCAATTGATCTTACTTTCTTTTTAGCATCTAGTATTCTTTCATAAACATCCCCGCCCTCAAAAAACACCTCGCCCCATTTAATTGGAGTTTTATTTTCAAAAAGACAGAACGCCACAGACCTAGTACTTGCATCTATGCCCAAAACTTTTTTATCTGGGGACTTAGCCAATTTAGCGAGAGACAT